CATCAAGAAAAGAGAAAAAACTCTATCAATCTTGCCACATTCTGCATAAGCAAGGAAAATATTTTATAGTTCATTTTAAGGAGCTGTTTGCACTTGACGGAAAACATGCTAACCTTACTATTAACGATGTTCAACGTAGAAATCGTATCACTCGTCTGCTCGCAGATTGGGGACTTATCTCAATAGTGAAAGAAGAAGACTGCGTTGACATTGCACCACTTAATCAGATCAAAGTATTGTCGTACAAGGACAAGGGCCTGTGGCAACTTGAACAGAAGTACAATATAGGTAAGAAAGGAAAAACAACCGAGTCTGAGTAAAAGACTTGACACCTAAATAATGTATGCTATAATGATAGCAATAATCAGTAACAGAACTTAGTTTCAAACCCTACTGATTGGTACTTAAGCAACTTAGTTTGCAACCCAAAACGTACATTCAAAGAAAAATGAAAAACACAACAGCGTCGGTGTCTGACGTAGAGACACAAATGGAGTGGAGACTTGCAGCCGCTTCTTGTACTGAAACTGAAGGTAATCCTTTTAAGTTAGATGATACAGTACTAGAGAGAACAAAAACAGCAGCACCACCTCTTCATGAAACAGCAATTTGGAAAAAAGGTATTCCAGACAATGTTTGGGAATATCACGGAAGAAGATTAATACATGACTGCTTTGTTCGCTATGATAATGCAGAACAACCAAGAGAAAAGAGTAACGAAGTTGATCAGGTTAATGAACTCGTAAACGACTTTGAGGTTTACGGATATCGTGAGGATGCACAACCACCTATATGTGTTCCTGATCCTACAAACAATGACCCATCACAAGTGAAGGGACTTTCTGGATACCATCGAAAGGCTGCTAGAAACAACTTACCAATTAAACAGAAAGTATACTTTTATGATGTGTACACTTTTGACAGTCCTTATTGGGAGAGAGTTGCAAGAAATGTAACCAACCATCACGGAAACCCACAACTAAAACAAAAGTGGACAGATTACAGAAGTGAAGTTGTAACTGCAGTTCGTGATAATATTGTTGCAAGAAATGAAGATTCAATCAGTTCTTTCGTGGAATTAATTGCAGCAGACAAACCTGCATCTACAAGAAAGAAAATCAAAGCACATGCTTTTAAACAGTGTGATGTTTATCCAAACTTCCGTACTTACAATCCTAAAGGAACTGGCACTGGAACAATACATGAGTTTGTTTGTGGTGAACTAGGTTTACCTAAAATGGGATTTGAAGGTAGAGTTGAAGAAGTAAATGGTATTGAAGCCTATGCGATCAAAGAGCAAGGATATATTCTTTACGCTTCTGATAAAGGTGATGCTTTAAGAGCATGGGGATCTGGAATTAACAAGGCGATGAGATGGGGTGTAAACACATGGATGTTTGGTTATTCTAATAAGAGAGTTGATGATCTCATTGCATGGAGAGAAAACTTTATCGAAGAGTTTGAAGCATACAAAGAAAACTACTTATTATTCTGTCACCATATGGCTAAGTCATGGGTTGGTGATGAGTGCTCTGATGATTTTAATGACCTAGATGCCACAGATTTAATTTCAAGTATTGATGAAGAAACATTCCCTATTAAGTTAGCAGGATTCTTTCCACAACACACATCAAGAAATGTCAATGATGGTGGTAGACCCACAGAGATTGGGCTTGTAGATGTGTACGGTAAAACGATCCAATTTAATCCAAATGGAGATTGTTTAACACTAACACAACCTTGACCGAACATAAATTGAGGGGTTTACACACCCCTCTTTTTTTATGGTTTGATATAATTAGTAATGTCGCCGTAAGGGACACAATTCACACTCGCTTATTAAAGGAGAACTATGACAAACATTTATAGAGCTAAGGATTTAGCAGAACTGTTTGATAAGATAACAACAAACAGCATTGGTTTAGATAGAACCATACAGAATTTTTGGGAAAGCACAAACGCAACCTACCCACCTTTTAATATTATTCAAGAGAATAATCATGAATCCACTTTAGAGATTGCACTCGCAGGATTCAAAAAGAAAGAAGTCAAAGTTTACACGGAACATGGTAAACTCGTTGTAGAGGGAAAGAAAGAAGAGAAGAAAGAAAATGAGTATGTTCATCGTGGCATGGCTCAAAGATCATTCAAAAGAGAATGGCAACTCACTGATGATATAGAAATCAAAGATGTTGTATTTGAAGATGGTCTTCTTTCGGTAAACGTTGGTAAGGTAGTTCCAGAGCATCATGCTCGTAAAGATTACCTCTAAATACAATTGAGTTCGAGATGGAACTTGGGGATCTTGACGATCCCCTTTTTCATGGTATAATATTATTGGAATAAAAAACAAATGACAGTTAAAATTCTATTACTTAAATCTGGTGAAGATGTTATTGCAGATGTGAGAGAAATGGTGTCACCTGACAAAAAAGTCATAGGATACTTTTTGGATAAACCATGTGTAGTAAAATTATTACCAAAAGTAAATGGTAACAAAAAAGAGACATCCATATCAATGTACCCGTGGATGCCTCTTGCAAAAGAGAGACTAATTCCCCTTTCCACTGATTGGGTAGTCACAATGGTCACACCATTAGAAAAAGTTGAAAAAATGTACACAGAGGATGTATTAAATGGAGAAACCACCGATCAAACTGATAGTTCTGATGAATCAACAAAGGTTGGTGTCACAGATTGAAGAAATAGGTGCAGATATAGGCCAACC